CCGATTATGTCCACAGAGGAATGGCTCAACGATCTTTCACCAGATCTTGGACATTGGCAGAGGACACGGAAGTTAGATCAGTTGAATTTGAGGATGGGTTGTTAAGTATTGTTATGGGAAGAATTGTGCCCGAACATCATCAAAAGAAAGTATGGTTCTAAATAGAACTGAATATCGCCGTTGCAGACGGAGGGGGAACTGGCCAAATCCAGTTGTAACCCCTCTTTTTTATGCTATAATACTTGGAGAGGTAAATTAAAAATGTCAATTAAGATTGCATTATTGAAATCGGGAGAATCGGTAATTGCCGATATCAAAGAACTGATTTCTGATGAAAAGATTTGTGGATATCTGTTCAAGAATCCTTATATTGTAGATCTTGCATCTAATGAAGAGGTTCTCCTTTTGGAAGAAGGACAAACTCCACCAGAAGATAGAAATGTGGGAGTTAATTTTACACCTTGGATCTCTCTTACATCAGATAAAGAAATACCTGTAAGATATGACTGGTTGGTTACTGTTGTGACACCAGTAAAAGAAATTGAAAACCTTTATGAGGAAATGATTAATGGACAAGACGATCAAAGTGATTCTACTGACGAACAGTGAAAGAATTATCAGTGAAATTGATGAAGTTGGTTCTGAAATTGGAGAACCAGATTGTAAACTGATTAAACCATATGATGTAAAAGATTTAGTTCCATGGATGGGAGAGTATACAGATAAAAATGAATTTATGATTAGTTCTGATAAAATAATTACTATGACAGATCCTAATACAGACTTACTTAAAAACTACTTGGAAAAAATTACTTAATGTCTCAAAGATTTTACACAAACGTTCAAATGGTCGGTGACCACTTTCTTGTGCGTGGGTATGAGAATGGAAGACACTTTGCCACAAGAGAAAAGTTTTATCCTACATTATTCGTCCCCTCTAATAAGCAAACAAAATACAAAACTCTTGAGGGGGAATGTGTTGAATCAATAGATCCAGGAACTGTTCGTGATTGTAGGGAGTTCATCAAGAAGTATGATGGTGTAGAAAACTTTAAGATCTATGGTAATGACCGATACATCTATCAGTATATTTCTGAGATGTATCCAGAAGAAGAAGTCAAGTTTGATACTACAAAGATCAAAATATCTACGATTGATATTGAGGTAAAGACTGAGAATGGATTCCCTGATGTAGAGTCTGCCGCAGAAGAAGTTCTTCTTATTACTGTGCAGGATTATACCACTAAACAGATTCGCACATGGGGTCAAGGTCCTTTTAATAATAAGCAAGAGAATGTTATCTACAAAAGTTTCCGAACAGAATATGAGTTACTGAATGACTTTATAAACTGGTGGATGATTGAAAGTAATACTCCTGAAGTTGTTACTGGTTGGAATAGTGAATTGTATGATATGCCTTATTTGGTGAGGCGTATTGATCGCATTCTTGGTGAAAAGTTAATGAAACGACTTTCACCTTGGGGATTGGTGACTGAATGTGAAACCATTGTAATGGGTCGTAAACAAATTTCTTATGATGTTGGAGGTATTACGCAACTTGATTATCTAAATCTATACAAAAAGTTTACCTATAAAGCCCAAGAATCTTATCGGTTGGATTATATTGCGGGTGTAGAACTTGGACAAAAGAAACTTGATCACTCTGAGTTTGATACATTCAAGGACTTCTATACCAAAGGGTGGCAGAAATTTGTAGAATATAATATCATTGACGTGGAACTTGTTGACCGAATGGAAGACAAGATGAAATTGATTGAACTTGCAATTACGATGGCATATGATGCTAAGGTAAATTATAATGATGTTTTCTACCAAGTTCGTATGTGGGATGCGATTATTTACAATTATCTCAAAAAGAGAAATATTGTAATTCCACCTAAAGAACGTTCAGACAAGGATGCTAAGTATGCAGGTGCGTATGTTAAGGAACCGATTCCAGGAAAGTATGATTGGGTTGTTAATTTTGACCTTAACTCTCTCTATCCTCACCTTATTATGCAGTACAATATCTCTCCGGAGACACTCCGAGAGACCAGGCACCCATCAGTTACAGTTGATAAGATACTTAACGAAGAATTGACCTTTGAACTGTATAAGGATAGTGCGGTATGTGCTAATGGTGCTATGTATCGTAAAGATGTTCGTGGTTTCTTACCTGAATTGATGGAGAAGATTTATAAAGATCGCACCATCTATAAGAAGAAGATGCTTGTTGCAAAACAAGATTATGAAAAAACACCGACTAAAGCATTGGAGAAGGAGATTGCAAGATGCAACAATATTCAGATGGCTCGCAAGATTCAACTCAACTCTGCATATGGTGCTATTGGTAATCAATATTTTCGTTACTATAAATTGGTCAATGCGGAAGCGATTACGCTTTCTGGTCAAGTCTCTATCCGTTGGATTGAGAATAAGATGAATGGATTTTTAAATAAGATTTTACAAACCGAAAAAGTTGATTATGTCATTGCATCTGACACTGACTCAATCTATCTTAATATGGGACCTCTTGTGGATAAATTTCTTAGTCATAAGTCTGGTGATAAAACAAAGGTTGTTCAGTTACTTGATAAGATCTGCGAAGACAAGTTAGAACCATTCATCGAACAATCTTATACGGAACTTGCGGATTATGTTTCGGCATATGAACAGAAGATGATTATGAAACGTGAAAATATTTCGGAACGTGGTATTTGGACTGCGAAGAAGAGATATATTCTCAACGTATGGAATAGTGAAGGAGTTCAGTATTCGGAACCTAAACTTAAGATGATGGGTATTGAGGCAGTCAAATCATCTACACCGGCACCATGTCGTCAGATGATTAAGGATGGACTTAAGTTGATGATGAGTGGTAATGAAGATGAAGTAATTGATTTTATTGAAAACTGTCGTAAAGAGTTTAAGGCACTTCCTCCAGAACAAATCGCATTCCCCCGTTCAGTATCGGATGTTGTGAAGTATAAGTCTTATTCTAATATTTACAGTAAAGGAACTCCAATTCATTGTCGTGGAGCACTTTTGTTTAATCATTACATTAAACAAAATAAACTGGATAATAAATACTCACTTATTAATAATGGTGAGAAAATTAAGTTTATTTATTTAAAGAAACCAAATATCATTCAAGAGAATGTCATCTCATTTATTCAAGACTTTCCACATGAACTCGGTCTTGACAAATACATAGATTATGACTTACAATTTGAAAAGAGTTTTTTAGACCCACTCAAATCTATTCTTGATGCGGTTGGGTGGAATGTGGAGAAAACAGTAAACCTGGAGTTATTTTTTGCCTAATGGATTTACCTATTAACGACAAAGAATTAGCAACATTAGTAAGTGTAATGCGCCTTGGTGGTGATGATGCACTTTATCAAAAAATGAAAACTATTAAAAAGGTTAGGGATGAAAATCCCGATGGACCTTATAAGAAAATTTTACGTGAACAGTATAGGATGGTATGTTGATGGACTTTTTAAAGGATATAGTAAAAGAGATTGGAGATGACTTTACCAAACTCGCATCAGACATCGAAGAAAGAGAAACGTTCGTGGATACAGGGAGTTATATATTTAACGCAATGTGTTCGGGTTCCATTTTTGGTGGTGTTTCTGGGAATAAGATTACTGCCATTGCTGGTGAGTCTTCTACTGGCAAGACTTTCTTTAGTCTCGCTGTCGTTAAAAATTTTCTTGACAGCAATCCTGATGGTTACTGCCTCTATTTTGATACTGAAGCTGCAGTTAATAGGGGTCTTCTGGAGAGTCGTGGAATTGATTTAACTCGTTTAGTCGTAGTAAATGTGGTAACTGTTGAAGAGTTCCGTAGCAAGGCACTCAAAGCAGTGGACATGTATCTCAAAACAGCAGAAGATGATCGCAAACCTTGCATGTTTGTGTTAGACTCTCTTGGTATGCTTTCAACTGAGAAAGAGATTACTGATGCACTCAACGAAAAGCAGGTTCGTGACATGACAAAATCACAACTTATTAAAGGTGCCTTCAGGATGTTGACACTCAAGTTGGGACAGGCTAACATTCCAATGATAGTTACCAATCACACTTATGACGTTATCGGATCTTATGTTCCTACTAAAGAGATGGGAGGTGGTAGTGGTCTTAAGTATGCTGCCTCTACCATTATTCATCTCAGCAAGAAGAAAGAAAAAGATGGAACAGAGGTCATCGGAAATCTTATCAAGGCAAAGACTGCTAAGTCACGTTTAAGTAAAGAAAATAAGGATGTCACTATTCGTTTATTTTATGATCATCGTGGACTTGATAGGTATTATGGTTTACTTGAGTTAGGTGAACTTGCCGGAATGTGGAAGAATGTTGCCGGTCGTTATGAAATGACGGTTAATGGTGAGACTAAAAAAGTTTATGCTAAGGCAATTCTCAAAGATCCCGATACCTATTTTACCGAAGAAGTAATGCAGCAACTTGATGCTGCCGCAAAAAGTATTTTCTCTTATGGAACGGATTGAGACTACAATTCTCAGAAATTTAATATGTAACGAAGATTATTCTCGTAAAGTCATTCCATTTATAGAACCAACATATTTTGAGCAAAGAAGTGAAAAAGTAATCTTTGAGGAGATTACCCAGTTCATTGTAAGGTATGGTGCTTCCATTACAACAGAAGCACTAAATATTGAGGTTGAGAATCGAACAGATCTGAACGAGAGTGAGATTAAAGAAACCAGAGACATCTGCAATTCGTTTACAGATTCTCCAGTAGATAATGAATGGTTATTAGATACTACCGAAAAGTGGTGTCGTGACCGTGCGATTTATATTGCACTGATGGAATCTATCCACATTGCAGATGGAAATGATGAGAAGAAAAGTAGGGATGCGATTCCTTCTATTCTTTCTGATGCACTGGCAGTTTCTTTTGATAATAACATTGGACACGACTACTTACAAAACTATGAAGAAAGATATCAGTATTATCATAGGAAGGAAGAGAAGGTTTCGTTTGATCTCGAATATCTTAACAAGATTACGAGCGGGGGCATATCTAATAA